AACAGAAACCCGCAAGACAATCCGCGACACCGCTCGCCAAACAATCCGCGATTGCGTCTCCAAGCGCGATGCTATTGCCGCAGGATTGCTTATCGCCGCCACGCTGATGTATGACCGCAAGGCCGCATCCGCACAGGGTTGCGTCAAATCCGCCGCCGACATTGCGGCGCTACTTGATCCTATGTATCGAGACAGCGGATCGCTCGCGGAAAGGTTGTCGAGATTGGTCGCTCGCCGTGATTGGGCGTCATTGTGGATGGCCGCCCGACGCGAAGTGTTTCCCGAAACGTGTGCGTGATATATAAGAGAGGGGCGTGGATTGTGAAATTGGAAAGACTAAAAAGATATTATAAGCCGTCAACTGTCCGCGAAAAAGAAGCGTTGCAAAGCGTGTATGAGCATGTCGGGACATACTCGGAGTGCAATAATTGCAAGAGGTGCGTGGCGGCGTGCGAGTGCATCAACGTAGATTATGATGCGTTGCTGTCTCTTGCGACGGATAAATAAATGAGCACAATCAAAATCGGCGTATGCCTGGACCACGCTCAGGCGTTTAAACTCTACACGGACACCGGTGCCGAATACTCGGTTATCCCTCGGGGAAAAAATACCGTCTGGTTGCATTTTACAACCACGGACGGGAAGCCCGCAGTGATCATCAATCAGCGCGGCTTTGCGCCACACGCATCCGACAACGAGGAGGAGATTAACGGGTGCTCGGTTGCGATAGTGTTGGATGATGCGCCGGAAGATGAGGCCTGGAACGCACTCGAAAAATGGGTGAAAAAACTGTTGGAGGCGTAAATGAAA